AGCATATATTCTGCTCTCTAAATTTCTAATAAATTTTGCTAAGGTAGTATTATCCTCAGCTCTTTCTGCAGCTTTTCTTGCTGATTCTAAAGCTTCTTCTATTGCTTTTTTACGAGAGAATTCTTGGTTCTCAATAGTTAAATAATGAGCGCCAGTACCTTGGCCACTAAATGATGGATTTTTAAATTTATGAGTTATTTCTTGTGCTCTAGTTTCAAATGCTATTAACATAAGAAACATAACAAACGCCGTTGCTAATAACGGACTCATATTAAATAAAAAGTTTTTATCATGTTTATTCATCATTACCTCTTTTCTTTTCGTTTTCTTTATACTCCAATACTGTATCTACTTTTTGTTGGAGTCTTATAAGGTCTTGGTCCAACATTCTCATTTGGTCAATAACTCTTATTAATTGCATGTGCATTTTTTCAGTTGCTGGTTCTATTTCTGTGCTAATAAAATTCCATACAAAATAGACAAAATATCCTAAACCTACAACCATAACAATAGGAAACCCATAATCATTAATTAAGGTCACTATTGTTGGATCGCTACTTGCTACAACTGCTACATCTTCCATACTAATCTCTTCTTACGTCAAGCTTGCCATCTTCTACGAAATTCTCAGCTCTTGAGATTCGTTCTATATCTGGTCTTAATTCTAATGCGCTACTTACGAGTAAATCTATCTTGACCATTTCATTACACATTGTTCTTGCTCTATTTTCTAATGATGAGCAAAACATAGTAAGCGTCTTTATATCATCAACTACACCTTCCATTATTTGTTTAATAATAATGAATATGAAAGCTCCCATCACTAATGCACCCGCAATCGGTAAGCCGACATCGGAGATTAGCGTGAAAATGTCTTCCATACTTACTTGGTATAAGCTACTTTAACTGCTAATGATGTTGCAGCTCCAGTAAGAGTATCTGTTGATACTTTTTCAACTAATTCTACTGAACCAGCTGTCATAGTAAATGTTCCTAAAGTAGTGCCACCTGCATTTTTATGCGTAATGACTTGTACTGAAGTTTTATTATTTACAATTCTTACTAGTGTAGCAAAGTTAACGTTACTTGCTGAAGCCAGAGTACCTTCTGAACCTTTAAGTTTGACTGTTGCCATTGTATATATCCTCTAAAAAATTAATTTATTACACTGTTATTTATAAGGTTTACAACGCCAATACACAAAAAAAGGGAGTATTAAACTCCCCTCTTTCGAAACAAATGCTATTTTTTAGCAGTTGTTTTTCTTTTAGCTTTAGCTTTAGCTGGTGCTTTTTTAGCTGGTGCTTTTTTAGCGACCGGCTTTTTCTTAGCAGTTGCTTTTCTTGGCTTACGTTTAGGTGTTTTACCATCTACGTATGCTTCATTGACATTAGGTGTCGATGCATCGTCTTTGATAAAATGACCTTTAGAATTTCTAGCTCTTACACCAGTAGCTTCAGGTTCAGTATTATCAAAAAGTTTTTTCAACCAATTAAACATATTTCCTCCATTATTTACTTATATTTATAATTAATAAACTCATCCCAGCGGAATAAGTCCTTTCTCTCATGACACCAAAACCAACCTTTGTTAGTTTTTATATCTCCTCGAGCCTTTTCATCAGCCTTTCGGCTCTGTTTGTTACTTGCTTGTACCATCTTGAATCTCTGCCTTCTTTAGCAGCCTCCTTCCAATCACCACACTGCAGCGCTGCATTGTGCTTATTAAATTTACTTAAGCGCGTAAGTCCCATATTAAACATCATGTTTGCTATAATTTGTTTAGCCTCTTGAGGATAACCATCCCAGCCAGCATGTAATTTAATGCAATCTTCTATTACTGTTTGTACATCTGATTCAAAGCATTCATCAACACGCTCTTCAGATACTGGAGTACCAGTTTCGGCTCCCCATTCAGGGTCTTTTTCTATAACAAGATGCCCTATTCCAAATGTAGGATAACCTAAGTGGTCTTTGTATATCTCGTATACTACTCCTTCATCTACTTTTAATGTTTCTTTTAATTGTTCTATATTCATTCTTATTTCCTCTTGGTCGTTCATATGCCAAATAGCCATATACAGTCTCCTTATTAAATTACAAATGTGTGACTTCTATTTTCATGGTTTTCTCTTAATGTCCAGCTACTATTGTCTGAATCTACCCATGATATATCATAACATGCAAATAAGCTGCTATAATTTCCCATTAGAGTAGTATCATATAATATATCAGTTCCATTTACCCAATAAGCATAATTGTCAAAACTATTTATAACTGTAATTGGTGTATGAGTTCCATTTTCGCCTTTCATTATATTTGATAAATGCACAAATGATTCTTTTGAGTAAAGATTAAATATTATTTTACCACCATCTTTTAAACAAAGTTTCATTTCTTCTATACATTCTTTTGTATATTCGTAGGTGCAATGTGTAAATACATTCCATGCAAATATAACGTCATATTTTTCTGATACAACTTCATGAAGCTTAAGCTTTGGGTTTCCAGCTGGATTATATGATGGATGATATTTATTAAAATAAGTAAATGTATTTTCTGGGTAGTCTATACTTAATGATTCTATAAAAGAATCTTGAACATCAATGCCGGTATAAGTAAAAGTTAAATCATCCGGTATCGACTTTAAAAAATTGCCGCGATTACATCCATAATCTAGAATAGACTTTCCTTCTAAATCTTCTTTTAAACAATGTTCGTATAGGTAATTACTACCTCTTACTATATGACCTCTATCTATTAACATTTCTATTAAATCTCCATTCGTGACGTAATTCATCATATTTTTCATATGATGAATCGTTTGCAGTATTATATATATCTTGATTCTTTATATTAAATACTAACTTTATAAAATCTTTTATTAAAATTGGATAGTGTAAATTTGCTTTACCAGCTCTAAATTTATTTTTTTCATTCATAGAAGTTAAAGTATACTTCCAAAAATGCTTATTAAACTTTTCAGGTTTTCTATGATTATGTATTTTAGTTTTATATTTTACTATACTACCATCAAAATTCATATCACCTATTCTATTATAATCTTCTATGTGTTTAAATACCTTTGTATTTTCAAATACTTGTTCATCAATTTTCATTTCTGTTTTATCCATAACGTACTTTTGAAAATCGATTATCTTTTCTCCAAGCTCTTCAGTAGGTTCTCCTATAAACATAATATCTATATCTCGTGTATAGTTATATGGAAAATTACTCCAAAGATATGTTTCCCATTTATCAAATACTTCTAAAAAATTGTATTCTTCTAAACATAATATAAATTTATCAATACTAGGTAGCATTAACTTGATTCATCGTCTTCACTATCAGCTGTCATGTTCCAACTACCTGCAGCTTTTGTCCATAATGTAACTATTGAATTATTATCCTGGTTTGCTCTTAATTGAAGAGATACAGTACCATCTCCGCCTGAGCGAAATGTTGCAATAGCTCCAAGAGAACCACTGTTTGCGTCAGCACTACAATAAATCATTGCTGACTTAGTGACATTATTAGTTGCTCCAAAATCTATCCAGTCTCCATTCCATGAAACGTCAGTGCCTTCTCTGTCTGTCGTAGGAGTTACTCCAGTAGAAGCTAAGAGTACTGTTGTATCAGCTCCGGTGACAGAATATTGATTAGACCCCACATTGCCATGTGTTAATTGTGTATTTGACGTAGCTGCATTTGAATAAGCTTCAGATACAATAGCAAGCCCTCCATTTTCTTGGGCCACTAAATCTACATTAGAATATACAAACCTTACTTCTATTTTATTTAAAGTTCCACTATAAGATACTTGTCCTTGACTAGTACTAACTAAAGTAACTCCATCGCCACTTCTATGTAAACCAAAACTTACTCTTGGTACACTGGTTTCTAATCTAATATCACAACTTGTTGAGATATCTCTTTGTCCAGCATTTGTTGTAAATACAGTTCCAGTAAATTGGCTTGCAAAATTTTGATTAAACGGAGTACCACCACCAACAGTATTATTCGGTGTTCCCCAGCTAAATTGACTATATCCATGAAATTCTGACATAGCATAAGGAGTATTTCCATCTGGTGTTCCTGTAATATCTACAGCTGCTCCACCTGTATATGTAAAATCATTAACACCATCAACTGATAATCCTTTTAATGATACATTTTGAACTGCTGATGGTGTACCAGAAGTTGTTCCTGCTTTTTCTTGAGCAATACTATTGGTGCCTGAGCCACCCATTTTTATTTCGCCTGATGATGGTAATGCCATTATTTAATTATCCCTGCTATTAAATCTTCAAAGGCTTCTACCTTCTCTGTTCTCTTTGGCCAATAGATATAATCCTTTTCCGGATTTGCTTTTAAATTTGAGAGTAAAGGTAAGATTGCATTATATAAACTATTTAACTTTTCTTCTGACTCTTCAGCTTTACCCGCTGTTGATTCTAATTTTTGAGTTTGTTTTTGTACTACTTCTAGTTCATCTTCGTCTACAGCAGTAAATCCAAAATCGAACTGGTCTATATCTATGCTCATATTTCTTCCTCGTTATTATATTTATACTTCCTAGGTATAACTTTTGACTTATCTTTATGAATTTGTGTAATAGAATGAGATGGTTGTTCTTTACGTGCTTTTATTTCTGGCTTCTTTTTACCAAAAGCAAGCTCCCATCCATCGGCGTATGCGTCCTCGTTTGAGTTCCTTCTCTTAGAACCCTTTCCTCCATGCCATTGTTTAGACGTATCCATTATACCACATATATATTACTGCACCAATTAATAAAATCGCTATTACACTACTAATTATTCTCTTACGAAATAAAGTTTTTTGTTTCTTATAGTAGGTTTCTAAATTAAGAACTTCTTTAATTCTATCGATATTACTCATTAATTAAATACAACTCCACCTCTTCTCACTAACTCGTTTTTAATCTTTTGTTTGTCTTTTGGACGAGTATTAGCTTGGTTATATTTTTCTATAAGTTCTGCTTTTGCAAACCCCTTTATATACGGGTGTACTGTTGTAGCTTTTTTCGTAACTCTATCTATTGTTGTGTGTGATTTTCCTAATTTTATTGGCATAATATTCTCCTATTTTATTCTTTTAACGCTTCCCTTTAAGTTAGCAAGATACGCAAACATATCTACTGAAGGAAACTCTCTTTTCAAATCAAGTAAAGCTTTTAAATTTTCTTTGTGGTCATCAAAGAGTCTTATTCTAGCATACTCTCCTGTTTTTAAATACTTTCTAAATATAACTTTTTTATTTTCAGCACTTGAGCCGCTCATGTTACCAGCTCTTTCTATATATACATCTTTCATTGGTATACCATGAGATTCAAATGTCTTTACAAAAAGCTTTTTATCATCCATGTTAGCTCTTGCTGTGACAATAATAACTTTTGAACCTTTAGCAGTAGCATTACGTATAATTGCTTTTGCTTTATCTACCATTCGACCTATAGGAGTAGCAGTTTGATAAAACAGCTTTGCTGATTTAAACTCACCATAATCATACTCTTCATGCTTTCTTAGCTTATAACTATTAAACTCCATAGGAGTCAAAGCTTTTGTTTTTCCAGTATTTGTATTCACTACTATTACACGAGCTTTTGAGACAAACAAAGTATCATCTATATCAAATATAGTTAATCCTTTACCTGCTTTTTCTGCTAAAAATTCGTTAAACTTTTTCATAGATATATTATACCACACTTTTTATTAAATGTAAATATCTATTTATAAGTTTTTTACTTGCAGTAAGTCTTTATTGCCTCAATTTTATCATGTGCATCAGCTATCTTTTCAACTTCTTTTTCAATAGTTTCTACAATATCGATGTGTTCACCGATACCTACTGGATTTCGTTGATAGACTAATATATTAGCATGTGCTACTACAATCTCGCCTTCTAGTTTTTTAATTAAAGCTTCTAATAGATAATTCATTTTATCTCCCAAATAATTTTCTACGTTTATATTCAGCTATTGTTTCCAATAACTTTTTTGTCCATCTGTCTCTATCTTCTATAAAGACTTGTGGTCCTTCATCACCGGCAATACAAACAACTAATTGTTTTATTGGTACACCAGTTCTTTCTTCCCACATAATTGCATAAGCTGAGCATTGCATAAAGTATGAACTAATCCATTCTTTCTTTTTTAACTTACGCGATGTTTTCCAATCAATGATTGAATCAACACCTTTCCATTGACCAACTAAATCTACTCTTCCAGCTAAACCTAAGTGTTTAGAATAAAGAGGAGCTTCTTGTTGATAAACCTTTGTAACACTTTCGTCTAAGACGGGTTGTATATCTTTAAATGTTTGTACATTATGCGGCATTTCTCCTTTAAGATAGTCAGGGTCATTTGCTACGTATTTTTCTATGATGTTATGAACTGTTGTTCCACGACTACTTGCAATACGTGATACTCTATTTGCTTCTTCTTCGCCTACACGCGCGCGCCAGGCTTGTATCGCTTCTTCTGAAAGTATTGATAATACTGTCGTAACTGATGCGTACTTATTTCCTTCTGGGTCTGTATAAAATCTCCCTTTATCTCCCGTAACTGCTTCAAGGTCATTATAACCTAGGTCAACTGCTTCATGTTTAAACTTCATTTTGTTTTGATATTACTCCTATCTTTTGGTGGCATACCGGATTTAATCCTATCTTGTACTTCTTTCCATCCACTACCTGCTCTTGAAAGTACTGATTGACCACCGTCATGGTCTATATGAGGTGCTGTTAAATATACTCGTTTTAGTTGAGGATTGTCTTTTAAGAAATCATCATACTCTGATATCTTTAAGATGCGTTCTTCAACTTCACCAGTTTCTTTATTTTCAAAATCATATGTTGGCATTATAGTATCCTTTCAAGTATAAAGACTAATGGAATAAAAACATATAGTCCTAATAGTAATCTTTCTGCTCTTTTAAATTGTTTTTCAGTTGGCATTTAATATCTCCTTTAATCTTCTTTGTGTTGTAGCTTCATCATGACATAAGTAATGATTTATATACCATTCAATAAATTGTTTTGCATATACTGGTCTATACCATGACAAATCATTTACCAAGTTTTCTAGTTGTGGCAATGTTTGTAATTTTTGAGTAGCCCAATGATATTCAGGCCAGCCATGAGATATAATTGGTACTTCATGCATAAGACATTCTATACCGGCTGTTGAGTTATCTACAATTGCTACTCTTGTTTTTGGTAATATACTATGTATACAATCAAATCCTGTTATAACATGATGACCAGCATCTTTCCATTTTTTTACAAGTGTTTTATTTTTATATCTTGGATGTAATTTAATAACTAGGTTTTCATTCTTTAATTTATTTATAATCATATCCATTCTTTTAATATGGTCACCAAAGCCAAATCCATTTACTGTTTCATCATCTGGCATTTGACCTATAATTAATATATGGTCGTCTTTTATATCTTTAGCATCTCTCCATTTAAGTAATACTGAATCGTCCCATTTGTTTGGCTTAGTATTTTTTAATTGCAATATACTTTCCCAATCCATCTGTTCTATGTCGTCATTTATATCTGGCCTTGTGTACGAGAGTGCACTTGAATTCGCATATCCTATGGTATCTATTGCAAAGTGACGACTCGTGGGCGCTGTAGGTTTAACAATAAATGTATTTTTAGTATTAGTTGTGGTATGATTATAAAAATTATAATCTGCTGCACTATCATCAACAACTTCGATATGACCTAAATTATTCATAGCACCACGAATTATATCGTAATACTTATTAGCGATTTTTTCAAATTTATAATCGTGAAATTTATACAGCATTGAACCATTTTGGCTGTGGACGTTTTGTCCATGCCATATTAAACTTTGCTTGTTTAGTATGATAGAATGCACGATAAGATTTAACTGCATCTTCAAACATACATTCAGGATTAGAACCCATTGCAAGTTTGAATGGAGTCATTCCTTTCATTGGAATATTATTTGGTGAATGCACTAGATGTTTTCTTAGTTTTGTATCTGTTGAATGAACTTTACCATACCTATATGTATATTCATCGCATAATCCTATAAAGTGTTTGTAATGCCAATCATAATTAGCTTTAGATTCTCTTGTCCATATAGTTGATGGATGATTGAAATGGCATGCTTTGTATACTATATCTTCACGGTCATCATGAAGTTTCCAATACTGAAGCATTGCACCTGATTTAGATGGTCTACGTTCCATAGTACCATCAAGCATACGATGAACAGTTGATAGCATTTGAGCTGATTCAACAATCATTTTAACAACATGTTTGTCACATTGCTCTTGTGCTGCAATTACTGGGTCATTATCTAGTATGAATATATTCATGCTGCTACCTGTGCTAGATGTTTACAAGAACCTCTGAATTTAAAGCCAGGACATGAACATTTGTTGTCAACAATAGTATACGTATTACCGTTACTACCTTTGACTGTAATTGCTCCATCTGGTAATTCTTCAGGCCATTCTCCAATTAGTTTAAACTTACGTCTTGACTTTGAAAACTGTTTTATAGGAGTTTTAAACTCTTTGTAAGCTTTACCTTGAGGCATATAACCTATAAGATAGCCGTGGCTATTGACATAGTAGTCGCCGTTTGATATTTGCTGGTCACCCCAGTCTGTTATTTCGCGTAGTATTTGTATCATAATATATATTATACCATAGTTTGGCATAAATGTAAAGGATTATTTTACTAATAATCCAGGGAAGGTATCATTTACTAATCTTTTAGTTATACCTTTCGATTTCATTTTTTTATCCTTAGCTGCAATAAGTAATTCAGCTTCTTCTGGATTAAGTGACTCTAATAGATTTAAAAACAAACCTTCTCTCTTAAGAGGTTTCATTCCACTAGATACTGGTCCTTTAAAGAAATACTTGAATTGTGTATATGCTTTATTTAATATTGTATACTCATAACCTTTAGGTGCGTCATCTTGTTTATAAGACGGAGCCCCTAATGGTAACACTGATACTATACTATCATCATACTGAATTCTCAATATGTCTGTAAGACCTGGTGATTTATTCAATCGTAAGAACTTTATACGCTCTTCACGAATTACGATTTTGCCTGCTTCTGCTAGGACTTCGGATACTAATTTTCTAGCCATTGTAAAATTCCTCGACGACTTCAATCAAATGATTGCATCTTTTT